TAACATTCTTGTTAAAAAAATGGATAGTATAAAATATCGAATAAAGTTTGTAGGTGACGACGTATTAGTTGATTACGACGGTATGAACTGGTTTGCTGCTCAAGAAATTGGTTTCGATGTGCCTATTGCTCAGAATGAGATTTTTATAAACGAACAAACACTAACTAAACCTGAAATTGTCGCTACAATTGTTCATGAGATTACAGAAGCTAATCATATGCGTGATGGGTTACATTATTGGAAAGCGCATAAAATTGCAGCCGAAGCCGAAAAAGATCCTAAAAACTTGGCTATTGTTGAGCGCTATTTGGAAGAGAATGACTTGTTTCCGAATGAGTCCAGTTTGGATGTAGAATTATGAATTTATCTGAACTTAAAGCCAACCCTAGAAATCCGCGACTAATTAAAGACGAAAGGTTCAAAAAACTAGTGCAAAGCATTAAAGAATTTCCAAAAATGCTTGAATTACGTCCTATCATTATTGATAAAGATGATATGATTTTAGCGGGTAATATGCGTTTTAAAGCTTTAAAAGAGCTTGGCTATAAAGATATAGAAGACGCTTGGGTTAAACGCGCCGATGAGCTTACAGAAGACGAAATAAAGCGTTTCATCATTGTTGATAATGTTGGTTTTGGCGAAGATGATTATGATATTCTTGCCGCAGATTATGAAACAGATGATTTGTTAGACTGGGGCGTTGAGCTGCCCAATCCAGAAGACTCAGACAATGACATTTCTTATGTTGACGATTTCTCCAATAATGTTAATTTTATTGTTAAGTGTGAAAATTTAAGCGAAATGGAATTTTTACAAAAAAAATTGCATGTTGAAAAAACATCAATAGAATGTAAGCAATTAATAACGCTAATACGATAATGTCTAATATTGCAATTATTGAAATATACCCAACCATTGATTTTAAAAACGCAAGTAAAAAAATTGACGCTCATTTGAGAAATTCATTGCGCATAAAAGATTTACTTGGTTGCGATTTGCTGCTATGCGAAAAAGATTTTAACGCCGCGCTGCGAAAAAAATATGATTGTTTTATTTTAGGATATGCGTCCAGATATGCGCCTTTTAATTTTATAAACAAACTGCTAGAATCTAACCCAGAAGCTAAAAAAATAGTATTGTCCAACGAATATAATATAGCGTCTTCCATAGGTGGTTTTAAACCATTTCATCTTATTGCGAACTATGAAGGAAAGACCACAAAAAGCCCGAGTATTTTGAGTTATACTTTTGTGAATTTAAACGTTTTAATTTTTAACGCTTTTAAGCAACAAGTGGAAAAAAAGTACGATTGTATTTATTACGGAACGTTTAGAGAAAATAGAGCGGAGTATTTTAAAAGATATTTGCAGAAGGGTGTTTTTCTTAGCACATCAATAAAAAACATGAAAAAATTTAAGCATGTGGGCTGCAATCCTACATATATTAATAAATTCAGTTGGGAAAAAGAAAACGAAACGTTGAATTTATTTAAATATTCGTTGTATATAGAGGATGTATACACGCATAATAATTATAATTGTTTAGCAAATAGATTTTACGAAGCGGTAATGTGTAAGACGGTACTTTTTTTCGATAAAAACTGTAGAAATACGGTGCGGCGAAGCGGGATTTGTTTAGAGGATTATTTTTTTGTTTCAGATTATGAGGAGTTGACGCAGAAAATCTGTGAAAGTGATTACGCTAATCTGTATAAAAAACAACAGTACTTCTTAGATTTTGCGATCGAGGAGAAGGGACAGCAAGAAATGAAACTAAAAAATGTTGTTGATGCAATAATTAGCGAGCAAAGCGTTTTATAATCTCATCGGTTGCTTGTTTCATTTTTCTATTTTTGCAAGAAAGTTTTTTTAAGTCTCTCGGTGAAGTCGTTATAAATTTTTCACTTTTCATTTTTTGAGTTAAAGCATTATTTTTTGTAATTAATTTTTTAATAGTTTTCATATTTAGCCTCTTTAGATAACATTGTACACTAAAATAGGATAAATAGCTACAATTATTTTTTATTGTTGATTTTATCTAATTATAGTTGTATTATTGTTGTCTATCACGTGAAAACAGTTTGTGTGATAAAAAAATAGATCGTGTGTGAACGAATTTTTAATTAGTGTGAATAATATGCCGAGAAAAGGTGGTGTTCCTGAAAATTTAAAACCATTTAAGAAAGGTCATGTAAGAGTTGGCGGAATGAAATTGGGTCAAAAAACTACAGCGACTATTCTTCGTGAAATGCTTGATCAAGATCCTGAAACTTTTTTATTACCAATTACGGACGATACGACAAAAAAAGAAAAATTTGTACGCCAAATGCGTGAGATGAAAAAGCGAAAAATAAAAAGCGTTAAAGATTTAATTATGTTTCGCACTATTAATAAAGCTGCTCAAGGGGATGCACGTGCTTTGGAATGGACCAACAAAAACATTTACGAAGAAGCTGGCACTAAAATAGAGCACTCAGGTAATATCGGAGTTGACTTATCTAAACTCGATGTCACAAAAATACCTAATGATTTACTTGATGCGATTATCACAAACAACGGCATATTAACTAATGACCAATTACAACAGCTCCAGCAGTGCCAGACAGCAAACAGCTCTTCTAGTGTTGAAGACGGAAGCGGAGAGACGTCGACGGAATGAGATTTTAAATCCTCAAACATACCATGATTTTTTAAACGAAGTAACTCCCGCATGGAATTGGAATTTACCTCATTTAAAATACGTTGAACCATATTTGCAAGACATTCTTAATGATACCCCACGTAAAATAATCATAGAAATGCCCGTACGTCACGGTAAGAGTGAGTTCGCGACTATTCGTTTTAACGCTGCATATCTTAAAAAATTTCCAGATCGAAGGGCCGTTATAGGCGCTTACAATCACACATTTTGTACTGATTTTGCTCGTAGTGTTCGACGTATTTTAGATGGTCGTGTTGTTTTTGGTGAAAAAAATACCGCAGACCATTGGGAGTTAGCCGCTGGTGGTAGTTTGATGGCCGTTGGTGTTGGTGTAGGTATTGCGGGTAGAGGGTGTAATTTATTAACGATTGATGACCCCATACGTAATTATGCAGAGGCGGATAGTCAGGCGTATCGAAATAAAACATGGAATTGGTTTTTAAATGACGTTTCAACTCGTTTAGAGCCTAATGGATCTATTATTTTAACAATGGCCCGATGGCATTATGACGATCTTGTCGGACGTATTCTTGATAGTGATGACGCTAAGAATTGGATTGTTATAAGTATTCCTGCGTTAGCAGGTGATGATGATGTTTTGGGTCGCGCTGAAGGTGAGGCATTGTGGCCAGAACGTTACAATAGAGAACGTTTAGAAGAAATTCGTCGAAATAACCCCCGTGGTTTTGCGGCATTATATCAACAGTCCCCCGAAATTGAAGGCGGTAGTATTTTTAAACGTGAGGATTGGCAGTATTATACAGCTAATACTAAACCCAATTATGAGTATAAAATTTGCTCTGTAGATGCCGCATGTAAAACAAAAGAAGAAAACGACAGAACAGTCTGCACTACATGGGGTATATGTGGAAATAATGCATATCTTGAAGATATTTTCGCGGCACGCGTTGATTATGTTGATTTAAAAACCACATTGCATAGTATAGCAATGCAGCATCAACCGTCAGCTATTTATATTGAAGACACATCAAATGGTGCTCCAGTAATTCAAGAGCTTTTACGTACAAGTAATTTGCCGATTCACCCCGTGCAAACTAAAGGGACTGATAAAGTGGTACGAGCGCACGCAGTTACGCCTATGATTAGGCAGGGACGCGTATTTTTACCTAAAGATCACCCACTGCTTTATGATTTTCTTGATGAGCTTTCTCGCTTTCCAAAAGCGACACATGATGACATCGTCGATTCAACCACACAAGCTCTCGCGCAGATTTTTAGTTATACGTCAGCGTCACCTATAACTTTTTTTTAATATAATGTATACTGCATAGATGTAATTTACGTAAATAACTTTCTTTTAGCCTCATAATAGCGTGACGCTGTCCTCGGCTGTAACAACAATGAGGAGCCGCCAAGTGGATTTAAAAAGCGCTATCACAACACCATTTAAAGTAATTAGTAATATATTTGTGCATAATAGACAGATTGAGGTTAAAGTAAATAACCCGTCGGTACCTATGGGGTTGCCACTATACCCCACTGGCGATAAGCCAATTTTGTATAGTACAGAAGCTATTTTATACTATTTGGAATGTGCTCCGGTTCAAACAGCGATCGATAAAATTACCGACGAAATAGCGGCTATAAAACCTTTAGTGTATAATCCAGATAAAGATGAATATATAGACAATCATCCAATTTTGGATTTGCTTAAATATCCCGATGCTGATTTTGTATGGTCCGAATTTATAAAACAATTAGCCAATTTCTACTTGATAACGGGAAATAGTTATATAAAAGCAGATGGTTTTATTGAACAACCACCTTTATCTTTACGTGTGATGCCCTCTCAAGCAGTTAGTATTGTTGTTGGTTTTGATGGTTACCCACAAAATATTACTGCGCGTGTGATGTCGTTGATGGACACATACAATCGACAAGAAGTTGATACCCATGGGCAGATAAGATTTAGATTTTATGCTAATGATTTAAAAGAATTATATCAAATACGTACGTTTAACCCGATGGTTTCATCAAATATGGGTTATGGATTATCGCCGCTTAATGCTATATTTTATGAGATGCGCCAGTATGTTGAAGTTGCAAAATATAATCTTAGTGCTTTACAGCGCGGTGTTAAGTTAAGCGGCTATTTAAAATCTAAAATTCCATTACCTGATGCAAGAAAGCAAGAGTTTTTACAGCAAATGAGTTATGGTTTTGCTGGATCTAATAATGCGGGACGTATGGCTTTATTCGAGAACGACATGGAATTTGTTGATACTATGAAAAACAGTCGTGATATGGATTATATTGAAATGCGTGAACAGGTAACAAAGAGCATTTATAATGCTTTAAAAATACCATTGCCATTAATTGATTCAGAGACAAGTTCTTACAATAACATGGAAACTTCTAAGTTACTTCTTTACGATAATGCTGTTTTGCCTTTAACTCGTAGATTATACGCCGAATTGACAAATTTCTTGATGCCTCGTTATAAGAATAGTGAGGATTTAATTTTAGCGTTTAATGAGAAAGATATTCCTGCATTGGAACCTAGACGTAATGCACAGGCTAAACTTAAAACAGAACTTAACATTTTCACTAAAAATGAAGTGCGTAATGATTACGGTGTTGATGGTCTACAAGGTGGCAACCAAGTTTACGAGCCAATGTCAAATGTTGCGGTTGCGGTTGATACATCGGATCCATTAGGTATAGCTCTAAGTTCGCCTAAAGATGATATAAGTGGCTCTAGTGAAGATGGCGGCGTTAAACCTGTAGGTAGAGTGGCTGATGCGGATGAGGGTGATGGTGAGCATCCTTCGGTTACCGAAGCGCAAAAAGCGACTAAAGATAAGTTTATTAGTACATTACGATTGCAGGTTAATAAAGACGGCACGCAGCGTTTTACTGATGACGAGATTAATGAGTTAGTCGGGAGGCATTACGGAAATGGCTGAACCTTTGAAAATAAGAACTCGTTTATTATTAAAAGAAGATGAGTCAAGAACACACACTGGAACATCTTCAGCTTCAGGAGTTGCATTAGCTGCGACAGCTACGGCATTAAAAAAACCGAAGGTTACAACTACACAAACAATTAAGCCGATACCAAAGTCTACCGAAAAGGATTTGTATAAAAAAGCTATGGATAGTTATGCTAAGAAATTAAAGTTTGAAAAGCCGTTACAAGCTAAGATGAAATCTTTTTTTGATCAAATAAATGCTGATTTTAAAGACTATTATTTGAAGACAGGTATTATTCCTAGCATTTCAGATTATCAGAAGGATTTAGAAAAGATATTGAACGATCATGGCGTTAAAGTGGGCAATGCTTTCTCAAATAATATACGAGAAGAACTCGGAAAGCCGCCTAATAACGCCGCCATTCAACGTAAGTTAGAAGCAAATATAAAAGGGAAGTCTGCACAACGTTCGCATTTAATGAGTCATACAATACTAGATACTACGCGCGATAATATGGAAGCGGCTGTAAAAAATAGTTTTGTTGCATTAGCTAAAGAAGATGAAGCGATTACAGATGAAAGTGTTGGGTTATTAGCGAGTGAGAATTTAAGCAGTTTGTTTTTAGGACGTTCTAATATTATCAGTATTACTGAAACGCAAACAGCGGCGGAAACAGGTAAAGATTTAGAGTTTACAACAATGGACGATTTTAATGTTGAGTATGACGGTAAACCAATTAGCGAGATTATCCAGCAGAAAATGTGGGTTGCTGTGTTGGACGATCATACGCGTGAAGCACATATGGAGGCAGACGGTCAAGTTGTTAACTCTGATGAAGCTTTCGATGTCGACGGTGAAAGTTTAATGTTTCCGGGTGATGATAGCATGGGCGCTAGCGCAGGTAACCTAATTAACTGTTTGCATCCAGATACGATTGTTTATGACGCGTTGCCACTTCATTTAAGTAGACGAATTTATAAGGGTAAGATGGTTACAGTTAAGACGTCCAGCGGTAATGAAATTACCGTCACCCCAAATCACCCTGTACTCACGAATCGAGGATGGATTTTGTCGAATGCTCTCAAGAAAGGAGATTGCGTAGTTAGCCGCAGAAATGGTCAAAGGATGTCTCTTAGTAAGTTTGACGTACAAAACGAAAAATCCGTTATCGAGCAAGTATTCAATTCTTCGTTTAATTCTATTACAGGAATGAGGTTTTCCGGTATTACAATGAATTTCCACGGCGAGAAGATCGTTAATGGAGATATCGATATTGTAGACTCCGCAATTTTGTTGCAAAATGCAGTTGAATCCGTAACTAGCCATCCATTTTGCAAAGTCTTCCTCCCCCATGCCGACATACTGCCTAGTTTTTTTTGCGGTAATTGCTCTTTTGATACGTCCAGACAACGGCTGTCCGTATTTTCTCAAAGCCTGGTTAGCCTTTTGTGTGAGTTTCTTGCGCCCGTTGGTATTAGTTTGAGCCATTCTAAGAAACATACTTTCAGATCGATTTCTAGGTTTAAAGCCTGCGATTTTAAGTCTAAGCGTTATAGCGGATCTGCTATAGTTAAGCTTTTTAGAAATAGCTTTTACGGACAATCCATTCAGGAACAGTTTAATGATTCTTTTAGAATTGATTGTTTTGTTGAAACTATTAGAGTTTTCTCCGCTAAAATTAGTGCGTTTATCGATGATTTTTTTGGT